CCCCCTCTATAGCAACGTCTCTAGCAAAAGCTTCAGTATCTGCTAGAATGCCTGCTCCCACTAAACCTACAGGAAGAACCTTCTTGCCCAAGTTTAAGATTGCATCAGCCATCTTCTTTCCATCAAATCCCTTAGCTCTCAAGCTTTCAGCCGCCTCAGGGTTAGGCGCAGGCATTAGGTCATCAGCTACTTGTGGTGAGGGGACAGCCTGTCTAGCAGGGCCTTTTTCTTCTACTTGTATATCTGTACCAACGTCGAACTTCTTTATTTTTATTGGTGCGGGTGCTTCTGTTTCTATGTCAGTAAACTCTGGTGTTTTACCATCAAATAACATTGTGTTGAGACTTAGAGACTTACCTTCTTGCCCTGCTTCGCTAGCACCCGGAAGTGTTTCTGCGTATTGTTGGTGAAAGAAGTTGGATACTCTATTTACATCTTCTGTTGCAGAGTCTCCGTAAACACCGGGAGCTGCCCCAATATATCTAGATTGTTCTGTATTTGCTTGTATAGGGCGACCTACTAATGCGCCTGCTCTGTTTACATCAACACCTAGTTGGTCAAAGGCCGTTGCATTTAAACGTCGAAGGTCGTACGAAGTTAGGTATGGTACATCTTTAGTGTCTACTGTTTTAAGGTCTTTTTTAATTCCAAAACTAGAATTTAATTTTTTAAGCACTCTATTTATATCAGTATCCGTAATAGACTCTACTTTATTTCCTATTCGTCTTACAAAAAATCCTTCGGAACCTCCGAACTCTGCTTCGTTGTACATTGTTTGGTCTTGTAGTATAGCTATAGAACGTCTTGATATCGGTACATTTATATTATTATCTGTTTTAACACCCTTCATATCCTTCGGTATAAATATCCCCGGAGAACCTCCCGGACGTTCCGACGTTTTGAAGGATGCAGTAGGAAGACCACCTACGGCAGAGGGGCGTAGTCCTGTCTGAAGTTGAAACATAATAGCGTTAGCAATTGGTTTATCGGCAGGATTATCTTTTACATGTTTTACAAGAGCTTCTGTTAAAGCTCCTATTCTGTACGGATTATAACCAAAACTCTTAGTATAGGCTTTAGACTTTGGAGGTATATATACAGTATCGGTTATCTGTATCAAATCAGAACCAGTTTTTAATCTGGTTGCTTCTCTTATAACATTTCTCTGCACATTACTTACTGCAGATATAACCGAACGATGTGTAGACTCCGCTTTGCCCTGTAAGGCGGCTTCTAGTGGATTTAAGTCACCGTCCCAGCTACCCTCGAACATATCAATAGCTGGTCTATCTAGCATATCCTTTAGTCCAGCAAGATTAAAAGTCTTTTCAAAATCTTCAATCTTACGACCTGCTGCACGAGCGTCCTTCGCGTATAAGTCAACAACCTCTCGCAAAGTTGTCACGCGAGGGTCAAACTTACTTTTAATTTCTATCGGCTTAGAACCGCCACCTGCCATATTTAATATCCAAATGTATTATCAAAGGGTTGGTATGCTTGGTCTTTTATACCTTGCAAAGTTTTGTGTATAGATGTATAACCACTTGTGCGTGTCATAACCATATAACGGAGTGCATCATATGCGTGGTCTTCAGCTTTTGTATCAACGTCTTCACTATTGGTTTTGGACAGCGGAATACCTGAGAGTTGTGCGACAGTGTGTTTACAAGTTGAGAAGACACGTAAACGTGGTTCTTTGGTATACGGGTCGTCCGCTAACCTTCTATGTAATTCCATTTTTCCTTGGATTCTGTTTCTATCTGATGGTGTCCATCTAACACCAGAGCGCATCATGGTTTCTGCTATCGAAGGTCCGAAGCCTGTTTTATTCCAACAGGATGCATCTAGCACTGTATAGTGCGGGAGAGGGTCTAACTCTTCCATTTCTAGTATTCTATCGGCTAACTGCTCTGCTGTCAAGTGTTTTATATACAGTTCACGATAAACCCAAATATTATTATCCCAATCAATAGCACCCCATAGAACACAGGACGGGGAAGCGTACCCGTAGTCTGCCGCTCGAATGCGCGGCCAATTGGTAGGAACCTCGAAATGTTCGACAACGTGGTGAGTTCGTGAAAACTCAGGGAAAGCAGCGCCCTCTGCAACATCCCAATCTCCTTCTAATAATCGACGACGCTCAACGTCAGGTAGGGAACGGAGCATCGCCTCGTACTGTCCATCTGCCATTAGATAAGGGTTATCTGTGAGACGAGCAGGTACGAATTTACGGTAGAACAGGGCTTGCCCTTCTCTCTCATGCCCCTTAGGCCATACGAAGGGTTTGCCTGTTTCTAAGTCTGCAGCGGGAAACGGTTTGTTGTGTTCCGCTATATCTATATACATCTTCTTCACCCACCAACCACCAACACCGCCGGGGTTTGCTGTGCAACGCATACAGAGGTTCTTCTGTAACTCTGGGTCAGTAGACCTAAGACGTGACCTGAGATAGTCCCAGACGTAGCTGGTAGGGTATTGGGTTATCTCGTCTATGCCTATCCAGTTGAAAGCCTGTCCTTGGAAACGTGTTACGTCCTTATCTCTGTCGAGGTAGGTGAACCACATGGTTGCCCCAGATGGGAATACCCACGTTGACTTTGACTCTCGGAAGGTCGCTCCGGGGAACGCCTTGGTGTACAACTGCTTAGACTTATCTATCAGTTCTGTTAGTTCATCGAGAGTACGACGAAGGAGAAGACCACGATGGTTGGAATTGTGGCAGTACCTGAGAGGGTCAGCTAGAAGTGCGAAACTCTTGCCACCACCTGCCGCGCCACCATAGAGGACATCCTGTTCACTAGCAGATAAAAACTCTTCCTGAGGACCGTCATTAGGCTTGAAGATAACTGGTGTGTCATCTATTATTTCTCGAACGGTGGCGGGTAAGTTGGATACGTCATCCATATCTACGACACGAGTAGTCTTCTGGTTTAGGGCTGACTCTACTTTCTTTGCACTCTTCTTTAGGACTCGTGCGTACTCAGCCTTCTGCTTTGATTTATTCTGTAACTTCTTCTTCTGGCTCTCTGCTTTACGAACACGAGCCTGTAGAGCGCGTCTAGCCCGTTCCTTCCTAGACAGGTTATATACTGCCTTAGGAGCTTCAGGGTCTTTCTTGGGTCTGCCCCGTGGCTTCTTTTCTTCAGGCATCTCTCTGGGCCAATCAGTTATTTTTTTCTACCGAACTTGCCGCTTTTCTACCACGAGCCGTTCCTATACGTTCACTAATCAGCTTTGAAAACTCTGTTGAGTTCATGCCATCAGGAACACGAATACCATCTTTTCTTCTTATGGCTTCGTCTATCGCTTGTTTATCTTCAAATCTTTTTAGTTTACCATCAATCATTCGTATTGTAGGGGCTAAGTAAGCAACACCATCCTGTTCATACGATATAGTGCGAACAGTTTCATTGTCAGAGGTTGTTGGAGTAGAGGGTGTCATTGCCCTCATAAGCCACTCAGCCATCAATCACTACTTCCTTCTTGGGAGGTAGCAGAACTACCCCGTGAATTGCCTGAACGTTGTGGTTCATCGTCTCCTGCTTGCCCAGACCTACTCTATTGAGTATCGCCTCTGCCGCACGTAGCCGTAGGTCGTCTCCCCGTTCGATTACTGGGGTGTCTACCAGTTCTACCATCTTGTTTGCAGCCCGTAGGCTGTGTCCTGAGAGGAGAGACTTGGTTCGCTCGACTATTTCTTCGGCTAGTTTGTCGCGTAGCCACGATACAGAGCCTGTGGAGTAGCCTGCAACCTCTGCTGCCTTGTTAAAATTGCCGTTGTTTTCAAACAGAGCAGTCAAGAACGACTCTTGTTTGTCGGACAACTGCTTTTTGGGAGCCTGTTGTATTAAGTTCATACTATTTTCCGTAATTTGATGCTGGGAAGCGTACCGAAGACCTGTTGAGTAAGGAAATTATCGCTATATGTGGGGTCGTTCGCTGTTTTGCAAACCCCAGCAATCTACATTATGGGGTTAGAAGAGAGTTATGTCAACAGGTTATTCTGAAATAGTAAAAAAAAAATACAGGAGGGGTCATTTTTTAGTTGACAGGACGTGTTTTTGACCCTATCATGGCAGTACACCTGCCGGGGGAAACCCTATACCCCCCGCAGCGGGTTCCCGCAGCGTTCCCCCGTGTCCCCCGTGTCCCCCTTACACGTTTGTCGGGAATACCATACAGGAAACCCTCAAAATACAAAAAATATGTCGGGATTGCTAGCACATGTACGGGGGGGTGGGGTGTCCCTTGCGTGCGCGGGCAAGCAAGTATATTTATTTTTGTCTTAGAAACATCATTGATAGTTCACCCCGCGGTCAACTCGCCCAATCTTCCCGACAAACTACCCCCGAACACTCCCCAGATAAATATCGCGCCACACGCACGCGTGCGCGTTTTGTCATTTGCCAT